GGGAAGTAGTAAATATTGGAGATACTATAAAAGCAAATCGTGAGTGCGCTCAGTCATTAAAAGATACTTCTGATGCAGTTGGTGGAGTCCTTCGGGATTCCCCTGCGTCAGTTGTATTAGCGGCTTGCGACTCTAATTCCAAAGTTTCTGAATTTTGGAATAAATGGATGAAAATTTCTGAATTATTAACTGATTGTGTATTGAATGTTGCACATATTTGTAAAGGAGGACCTATTGCAGTACTGGCTGTAGCTAATTTGACAACAAAACTTGGTAGATTTGCTAAACCATATATCTGGGATAAATTACTTAAACTTAGTGAAGTTACGTTGCAAGGCAAGGAAAAAGGAAATATAACTTCGTGGTTTCCTCAATGGAATCAGATATTTAGGGATTTAGCACCATCAATTACCGCAGTAGCATTATCCATTTTGTCTTGTGAATTTACAGGAGCTGACAATATATCGTTTAGGATTAGATATGATGAAGCCATGGATGGTAAAATATCTTTGCTTGATAAGTGTATTGCACTTTTCCAAGTTATCATTGATTATATATTTGAAGGAACAGGTTTCTTTGTTGATTGGTATAAATATTCACATGCCGAAATTACGCAATTGGTTTCAGATTTTAATAGTGATAATAGTGAAGGTAAATTTGAGAGTGATAAAATTCAGGAAAGTGGTAATAAGGAAAAATTATGTAAGTATTATAAGAAAGCTATTAGAATTTCGAAATATGCTCCAGCTATTCCTAAGTTTCCTGTTCAGTATACAAAATTGGCAGAAACTATAATTAAAACTTATAAGAGTGTCAAAATACCAGCTGAAGCTTCCCGCTGTGTGCCAACTGCAGCAGCATTTATGGGAAAATCTGGAGTTGGGAAAAGTTTGCTAATTGGAACTGTATTACCTATAATTTTACTTCTAAAAACAAAACTGTGTGAATCAGCAAGTCAAGCACAATTCAGTACGTGGGCACGTCCTACGGGGCAGAATGTCCATTTTTTTGACGGTTATACTGGTCAAAAGGTAATGTATGTAGATGATTTTTTGAAAGAAATTGAAGCAAAGGATGCATCAGATATGATAAATCTGATATCGTGTACCCAAACTCCACTTGAAATGGCGAAACTGGAGGAGAAAGGACGGTTATTTTCGTCTAAGTTCATACTAGCAACTACGAATAGTTCAAATTTTGCGAATGTTCATGGACTAATGCATCCAGAGGCACTATGTACGCGATTTGTGAATGCGTGGACAATTACAACTAAGAATAAAGATGGATCAAAGGCGGCGTCATGGTTAGCCAATAATTTGGAAGGGAAAACCGTTGAGCAATTAATTGATATGATTGATCAAGAATGGCATTTCTTTTATACTGATGTGGTCGGTGGCCATATTCGATCGAGTGTTACATTTAGAAGTATTGTAACTCACTTGGTTGATGATTTTCAAAATAAACAAAATATTCATACTAAATTGACTAGTGCATTGTCAACCATAACTTTACAAGCTGATGATTCGGATTACCATGATGTTGATGATTACAGTAGAGAAGATGCTATACGGGATTGTATGGCAAATATTAGAGCAAGTAGAATTGATGGTGACTATGAGGAATATAAGGAAATGTTTATAAGTGAATTGAGATGTCTTGGAATTTATAAATTGAAGAATGAAAAGAATTGGGATGATAAAACTTTAACGGCACAAGAAATGTATTATTTGATAGAACCAGAGGTAGAATCAGTAATTAATAAGGATAAATGTTGGAAAGGTCTGTGTTATGCAGTATTTGGAGTCGCAACGGTTAGCATGCTAGGAGTAGCAGCAGTAGGTGTTTATAAATTGATTAAGTCTATTATTCAAATGTTTATTAGTGGCGTTAAGGCCGCTTTTCAAGGACAAGCATATGATAGTACGCCTAGGCATAAGAGCAAACCAGTTGGTGTCGTTCTTCAAAATGATGAGGATAAACTACGTAAATTGCGCAGAAATATACGTGTTATTCGTATCGTAGATATTGAAGATGAGTCAATTATGTGCTCTATGTATTGCCTAACTTTTGAAAGTAAGTTTATAATAGTAAATCGACATTTTATTGATTCATGGCGTAGAAAACGGAGTTCAGGGATGAATGTTAATATCGAAATCGAGTTGGTAACTAGTACTGGCGATACTTTGCGAATGGAAAAAGTTGCGATAAATGAAGCTATGATTAAAGATATTAAGAATGACCAAGGAACGTCATGTGATCTATGTTTGGTTTATTTGTCTAATGCCAATATTAATGGAGCAGGGAAAATAAGTCAATTTATACCTACACGTAATGAATTTGTCCAAATGTTAAGAGGTAAAGATATTGAATCCACAATTATAGGTAATGAAAAACAAGATGATATAGACGTAGTTACAAAGATGCGCTATGAATTAGTCACAGCAGATGGTGATGACATGACAATGATTCTTAGTACATTTTGTGATAATATAACTAAAAGTGGAGATTGTGGTAGGCCGTATTATTTTAATAATAACGTGTCTAAGCCTCTATATGCTCTGCATTCGGCTTTAGCCAATGGTACACGACGTGCAGGAGCAACACCACTTATATTAGATGATATTATGGAGGCATATAATACATTTAAGTCTAGTGAATTACCCATAGAAGAGGAAATTAATTTTCAATGCAATGGGAAAGTTAGTAAATATTGGAACACTCCCATTGAAAATTTGGGAGAAGTTAGTGTTAATGGTATTAAGTTAAATACTGTAATGATTGATAAGACAGATAAAAGAAAATGGTTAGAACATGATGAGTGGCCTAATAAATATGCACCTTCTTATAAGGGAATTACAGATGATTTTCATGCAATGTATTCCAATGCACAAAAATGTATTCCAAAGTTCACACACGTTGTTGAACCGCGCATGCATGAATTGTGTGTACAGCAATACATACAACAATTTCCACAAGAAAGGGATAGGCATTTATTGACTGAATTCGAAATTATCAATGGATATGATACTATGAATAGGCTAGTGATGAGCACATCTAGTGGTATCTTATCGAAATGGTTCAGTAATGGTAAATACGATTTTTTTCGATAAAATTGATGATGTTAACTATGATTTTTCAGACAAAGCAAAAACTTTTATTATTCCTATACATGGTCAAACATTTGTTAAAAGATTGTCAGATTTGGAAGATAATCTTAAACTTGGCATTGTTAAAAATAGCCCATTATGGGTTGCAACTATAAAAGATGAATTACGGAAAATTGAAAAGGTCAAACAAGGTAAAACACGGATATTTGAACAACCATCGTTGGAGTATACTATGTTAGTGCGTAAGTATTTTGGTAGTTTTCTTAATTATATTAGGAAAAACCCTGGATTTGTTACTCATAGTGCAATTGGAATTGACTATGAGGCACAATGGAAAAGTATTTTTGATTATTTACGTAGTAAAGGCAAGTATGGATTCGATGTTGACTATACAAATTACGATGGTAGTGTGTCACCACAAGCGTTTGAGTTTTACCGTAGAATTACAGATGAATATTACGGTGATAGATGTCCAGTTAGACACGGACTATTATATATATTGCAAAATTCATATGTATTGGTTGGATTTAACTTGATGAAAACAGAATTAGGTAACAAGTCAGGTAACCCTATGACTGATGTTTTTAATTCAATAACAAATGTGTATATTTTATATGCAAGTTATTTGAATGGACGTATATCAGCTGGATTGAGTCCAGATTTTACTGATTTTCATCGTGATGTAGCATTGTTGACTTATGGAGATGATGTTATTATATCAGCAGATTGCAATACACTAAAATATTTTAATCGACAGAGTGTATCTGAAACTACAACAAAATTAGGCTTTATAGCCACATCCGCAGATAAAAGCGGGAACTTACAAAAGTTCGAAAACTTATTAGA